CTCGCCGGTGGCGTCTTCTGGCGTTTCGTCTTCGTTGTTAATTTCACTTGTTCCCTGACCGCGGATGTCGGTGCCAAGCGCGATGCCCAGATCGTCGGCAAGTTTCTGTTCGCGTTCCAACTCTGTGTAAGTTTCTTCCAGGTCACGGCCCACGCTGTTGAGGATGCTTTCGTGGGTATCAAAACCGTTTTGCACGAGCAACGTGTTAGCCTGCACATCCTTGAGCGGATCAATCCACGGCCAGCGGCGCGGCTCCCACTTGATGAATTCACCACAGAACCGCTTGCGATCCGCAAAGGGCAGGGCAATAGCTTGATTGAGCAGGGCCGCGCCGAGCCACGCATCGTAAATGGGCTCTGTCACGTTATCGATAAACGAGGTTTGCATCTCCATCCAAAACTCACGAACCTCCATCTCGCCGATGCGCGCGGAGCTGTAATTGACGCCGCTCAGATCGTTGAACAGCGAGTGATAGGGCACGTTGAAACCGGATGCGATCAGCCGCCCCGATTGCTTTGTGAACGGGTCAAAGGCGTTGGTGGGATGCGTGGGTGTGTGGTTGTTGAGCGTGGCCCCGGTGCCCGTTAGGTCGATGGCGCTGCCGATTCCGATGTCGATAGCCTTGGAGCCATCGGCGTTGATGCCGTCACCCTCGATTTCGTCGGCGTCCGGATCGGCGTCCTTGGCTGTCTCGATAGACATCATGATGGAAGCGCCGATGCGCGCGGCGGCCAGCTCCGCCTGGAAGTACCCGTCAAGCATCCGCAACTGGCCCATGCCGGAGGCCATCCACGGATAACCGCGCGTCTGCCCGGTGCGGTGCGCCACGATCCAGTGAATAATTTGATCGGCGGGAACGCGCACGCGGTTGGACGAGCCGAACGACGCCTCATACGGATTGCCCTGGAAGATGTGATAGGCCAGCGCCTTTTGATTGGCGTCCACCTCAACGCCCATGCGTATCTGCGTTCCATCGGCGCGGCCCATGAGGTTGTAATTGTCGTCAAGCTGATCGGCGTCAATGAGCTGTATCTGAAAGCCGAACGGGTTGACGGTTTTGGGCACGTAGACTTTGCGGATAAGCTGCTCACCGTCGCGCCCTGTGTTCTCTGTGATGAGCCGTTGCACCTCGCGCCATGAGTAGCGGCCACAGACGGTGCAGGAACCCTTCTTACCCCATTCACGCCATGCGCGGCGCAACTCCTCATTTGCTTTTTCATCGAGGCCGTTGCTCTGTTTGCTCTTGCGTACCTGGGCAACCTTGAACGCTAGCTTGACGCCATGGCGGCCGGCAACGTTGGCGCGCACCATGCCCAGGAAACGGGAAGCGATGGGCGAGTTGATGGCCTGATCGCGGGCGCGGGCGCGGAGCTTGCGCAGATCGACTTGCAAGTCCTGATCGGCGGAGCGTGAGGCGGAGGGCCAATCGACACTCATCCGGCTCTGCTTTGCGGCCTGAAAGCCTGAGTATCCATTGGAGCCGCCGAGTTGAGCCAGGGTGGAATCGGAGGTGAGCGAACGCTTGCCCATGAACACATCGAGAGCGCCGCGAAATCTCGAGATGAACGAGGGACTAGGGACTGAGGGACTCGGGACTAAGGCACTCACTTTGACGCCTCATTTCCTGTCACCAAAATGGCGGCAACGCGGTTGGAATGCCGGCCATCGGGGCACTCGTGAGTTACGCGGTAGGCTTCGACGGCGACCGCGCCTGCATCATTGCGCACGAACCGAAACAGTTTGTTCGGCTCAATGCCGCCCAACACGTTGAGCACATCGAGACTGATTGCGCAACCGTTGACCGTTACCGTATTGACCGATCCATCAAATTCAATCTGCATGGTCCCTCTCAGAGACTCGTTGTGAAGCGGAAACCGATCACGCGGCGCGGGGCGTACTCACCCTTGGCGCGGAGTTCGGCTTTGTATTGAGCGCGCCAGAACGAACGCTCTTTGATGAGATCGGCACGGGGAAAACGGCGGAGCTGGCGGCCGTTAATCATGTACTCAGAGACACTGGGGTCGGTGTTGCCCAGGAGACACGCTTCAATGGCGTCGAGGTTTTTCTTGACGTTGGTGCGCGTATCCACGGGGCCGGTGGCCGATGCCAGGTTTGGCGTCACGGTCACATCCTGCAACGGCAATGTGACTTGCTCACCGGCGGCCGTGGTGCCCGCAATGCCGACCAGGATAGCCACAAGCTGATAGGTATCAGCCGGGCATGAATTGGTCAGCGTTGCGGGAGCTTGAATATCGAAGGATTGACCGTCGCTATCGGCGGTGATGGGCGGATTCGAGACCAGCGTGCCATCGATCACAAAGCGGTTACTCGCGCTGTTGAGGATGTACTTGAGCTGGTAGAGTCCGCTGGGATAATCGGGGAATACGCGCTCCCAATTCCAACTATCGCCAGCGCGGAGGTCGGTAGGCTCCAGCGGAATATCGGAATCGCAGAATTGGTTGATCGGCGTAGATGGATTGAGTAAGTTGCCCATAACTCGACTATGGGCAACATTGCGAAAACAACGCTAATTTAGAGGCGATTTAGAAGAAATAAGGCCGCATTGCGCGGCCTTATTGGTTATGCGGCATTGGCAAGCATGGTTTGCGGGTCGCTGGGATCGTCCTCGAAACAGTTGCCGCAGATCAGCACGGCATCCGGCTTGGCCCAGGCGTTCTGTTCGCACGATGGGCAGGTGAACTTTGTCTTGCTTTCGTTCTTTGCCTTGGCCTCGGCGGCCATGGGCGCGGGTGACTCCCAGCGGAGCTTGAGGCCCTTGGCCTTGAGCTTGGCATAGGCGCGGGCGTAGGGACCATCCTTCACCACAAAGTGGGTGACGTGCTGCCCTGTCTCTTTGCCATCGGCACCGCCCGTCGTGGTGGGCTGCAAGCCAATGGCTTTCATCTTCCCCGCCCACTCGCGGTCATGATAACAGCGGCGCGGCGCGCGGCCGTGGGCTTGCTGCCACAGGTGAGCCATCTCATGAGCAAGCGTCGAAAGAATGCGCTCGTCTGTCTCATCACAAAAGCAATCGGGGTTGAGCGCAATCTCATGGATGGTGACTTTGTTCCCGCGCCCGTGGAAGCGTTCCGGGGCGAAGTACCCGCGCGCCTTGGCGTGGCGTTGGAGAGTGACAAGCACTTGAGGCAGCGAGTCCGCAAAGAGTTGAGCGTTGAAAAAATCGAACGCGGCTTGAAAATCGAGGTATTGCTGCTCTGTGATCTTGTCTTTCATGCCGCCACCGCTTCATCAAGGTAACCGGCAGCCTCTTCGATGCTTTGGATTGCACTGTCAATGGCGTCTACAGCCGTCTCCGCTTTTTGGCCTTTTTCGCCGGCCTGGAAACTCTCAGGCATATTGTCGTAATACTCTTGCTCCGCGTCTTTCAGCTCTTCTAAAACGCCCCTAAATTCTGCGATGCGTTCGTTGATCGTGGTGAGTGCCTTCCGCCTTGCGTTGTTCATGTCCTGCCCCCACTTTCTGTTTGTATCGTACGATACAATTCTAGCTCGTTATGTGACGGCGAGCACGATACCGTGTGATTTCTTTTTAGAGAGTGCGTCCAAAGTTCCGAAGCCGGGATGCGGCGGACGGCCGGCGGCGCACGGGCGCGGGTTTCGCTGCCTGGGTGAGCACGGCTGCCAACTTCACAGCCGTATCGGCTGTCTTCTGTGCCCAATCGGACGGCGTTTCGCTTTTGGCTGATTCCTGGTCGGAACCAATGTAATCCTCAGCGGGCGCGGGCGTTGGCATACCGGCGGCCTCGCGCTCAAGGCGGAGCTTTTCCGCCGCGCGGAAGAGACTACGGGCGATCTTGCGGAAGTTGGGCCGGCGCACGGATACGGCGGCGCGCGCGTAGACTCCGCAATCCAAGGATTCATTGCGCTCTGAGGTTTTCTCCCAGCGCATCGTGGTGACGAATTCGCGGGTGGTTTTAACCAGCTTTTCTGACGTGAGCTGGCGAAAATACTCTGTGTCAAGCGCGTGGGAAAAGTGCGTAAACCCAGCGCCGGGATTCTTGACGCGGAGCGAGGTGAACAGGTCCTCTTTGGCGGTGTCAACGCCCACGGTGTAGAGCAGGGTTTTGTAGGGGCCGACGCGGCTTCCAGAGCTGAGCAGCGGGCGGCCAATGCCCGCGCGCCCCACAATGGCGTGCCAGCGCCGCATCTCATGCTTGCGGGTGAATTCGTACACGCGCTCGGTGTGATGGCCGCCTGAGTCAACCAGGGCGGCGGCAATGCGCATGGTAACGCCGGCGGTGTGCTCCCAATCTTCCAACAGGTACACGCGGAGAGCGGCCCAGGGGCTGGCCGGGTCCGTATCTGGCAAAGACGGATCGCCGGGAAAAACTTTGTGCTCGATGGACCAGCGTTCATCGTCAAGGCCCCAACCCCACACGGAACATTCCAAGCGATCATCCTGGGTATCGACGCCGGCGGTGAGCCAAAGGACGCCGGCGGGTAGCAGCTCATGGTTGAACCGCTGGCGCTTTTCAAGCTCTGACATGTTCGCGCCAGTACCGCGAATCTCCCACGTTTCAGCCAGGCGCGTGTTGACAAAGACCTTCATGGATTCAAGCGAGGTCTGCGCTTCGAGCCATTCGCGGATGATCGTCACCCAATCCAAGACGGGTGAGTACAGCGCGTTGAGATAGAAGCCGGCCGTCTTGCCGTCGTGACTCTCCGCCGTGGCGCGCCACTCCCCGCGCCGGATCATCTCGTGCTTTGCGCGCTCTTCAATGACGCAACCGTTGAGGCAGACATAGAACCATGAGAGGACGTGCGGACGGGAGCCTTCCACCTTGTCAACTTCCCACTTGAGGCGCTTCCATTCGAGGGTCTGCATCTCTCCGCAGTGCGGACACGGGACGTAGTAGCGGCGCTTATCGCTGGATTCCATGGCGCGCTCAATGCGGGATAGATTCTTGATGCCCGGCGTCGAGGCCATGGACTTGATGCGATTCCAAAAAGTAGTGGTGCGTTTGTCGGCAATATCGGCCGGGTCGCCCTCAGTGCCGGCGGAATCTTCCCAGCGGTCCACTTCGTCAAGGCTCAAGACGCGGATCGGCATGGAGGCCAGGCCGGCCGGCGCGTTGGCACCGGCAATGATGAGAACGCCGCCGGGGAATTCTTTGTTGAGTAGGGTATTTCCGGAATCGCGCGAACGCGGAGACGGAAAGAGAGAGCGCAACACGGGGGTGTCACGGATCATTTTCGCGATGCGGTTTTTGGAGAACTTTTCCGCCTCGCGTTCGGAGGTCTGGACACAGAGGATAGGGCTGGGTTCCCAATGAGCGTAGTAGCCGATGGCGTTGAGCTGTATCTGGCTCTTGCCGGTTTGCGCGGCCATCATCATGACGACGGTTTCCACGTCGGGATCGGTGAAGGCGTCCTGGATGCCGCGCTGGTATTCGGCGAAGTCTGTACGGAACTTTCCGGGGAAGGCTCCCGATTCCTTGGGGATGTAGGCGTAACGGTCGGACCATTCGGACAGGGAGAGCTTAGGCGGCGGCGCGAACATCCGGTGCGCCTTGCGGAAAGATCGGCCCAGGTAATCCCAACCCTCGGCGGAGGTGACATACATGCGGCGGGCGGTCATTCCTCTTCACTCTCCGGCCGGGCGGTGCGGGCCTCACGCACGGCGTCGATGCTGGCGCAGTTGCTCAGAACGTCATTGCAGTACCGCTCAAGGATCGTGTTGACGCGCTTGCGGTCGTCAATGCCAATGAGCTGGGGAGCCAGGGCGGAGGGCAAGGCAAGGATGCGGGTTTGGATGGACTTGTTCGCGCCGACCAGGACGCGCTCAACGTCGGCGATGGAGGCAACCTCGCCGCGTTCGCGGGCGAGTTGAAGCTCTTTCAGGTCCGCTTCGGCCTTGGTTTTACGCAAAATAGCCTGATCGAACGTCTCTTGAGGCTCTTCGGAGCTGTCGGGGCCGGTTCCAGGGCGTCGATTTCCGCCATTTCCGCGTTTTTCGTCCATCTGAAAGGCCACGTACCACTGCAAGGTGGTAGGCCAATCGAGCAGACGGCCGCGCGGATCGTGCTTCGCCGGTAAGCCCTTGTCTATTATCCAGTTACGGACTTGACGCGGCGTGACTCCAAGCAACTCAGCCACGTCCGAAACAGGCAAGGCGGAGTAATTGCGCGGGTTTTCAGGCTTAGGCATAGGCGCGGAAACGGAAATGGGGTTAAAAATCCCTGGCGCTAGGGCACACGTGGGATGGCGCGTCACCCTCAGCGGGCCACACGGGGGAAGGACCCGCGCGCCCGAGAGCGGCTGAGGCCCATCTAGTGATGTGCTCACATCGTGTTGAGTATCAAAGACTTGCCGTCGATAGTCCTCCAAAGAGTAAGCGTCTGGCCCGTCAGGGAACATGGATATTCAGGTAAAGCCAACACAGCGCACCGGGCCGCAACCCGTCCCATCCCGCAGACGCCCTCTATCTCTGTCTTACCTGTGCTCTCCGAAACCGCGCTAATTCTTCAACTTGTCTAGCCAATCGGCCCACGCTTGCAGCATCTCGGCGCGTTGCTTGGCATATTGCGCACGGTTGTACACGCCGCGCACGCCTTTGAGCTTGTGATTGAGCGCCTTCTCAATCACGTCGGTGTTGTACTCTTGCTCACTCAGGTTGGTTGCTGCTGTGCGTCTCAAGTCATGCACTGTAAAGTGCTCAATCTTCACATGGATACGGCTCAGCGCACGGTTGAGCGTGCTGGCTGCAATCGGTGTGTGATCGGCACCGCGCATTGGAAACACAACGGTTGCGCGCGGATGCCGTGCGCGCTGTGCTCTCAGCAACTCCAATGCCTGGCGTGGCAACGGGACTACAAGCGGCGTGTCTGTCTTGGAATGCGCTTCCGGCAAAGCCCATTCCGCTTTGTCCAAATCGAACTCATCCCAGCGTGCGCGCCGTGCCTCGCCTTTGCGTGTCAACGTCAACAGAATGAACCACAAAGCTGCTTTCAGATCGGGACGAATCCGCGCCATATCCAAGGCTTTGACAAACACCGCAAGCTCTGGCGGTTTCAGTGATCGATTGCGCTCACTCATCTCCGCCACAAACTTGGCGGGGATCCCGGCCAGCGGATTCTTATCCGCAACACCGCGTACAAGCGCGTAATCCCACAATCTTTTCAGCAAGTTACGGATAGCCAGTGCGCTTTGCGGTTTGCCGTCTTCCACGCGCTTGAAGATCAGCTCCCGCACATCGTCTGTGTGAATCGAGCCGATTGCCCGGTTGCCGATCACCGGATACACGTCTCGCTCCAAATACCGGCGCATCGGCGCAACATCTCGCCGGCGGCGCTGTACATGGCCGGTCAAATACTTCTCACCGAACGCTTTAACCGTTTCTCCGCGCTCTTCCGCAAGTTTCTCTTTGCGGCGCTGTTCGGCGGGTGACAGTCCATCCGCAACCCCTTTTCTGAGGGCAGAATGCCTGTCTCGCGCGTCTTTGAGGCTCAAGGCAGGCCAATGACCCAGGTTGAGCTTTCCAGGCCGACCACGGAGCGTGTAGCGCGAACGCCAGCTTTTCAAGCCGCCGGGCTGAACCTCCAGGCTCAACCCGTGGTGATCGGCAACCATGTAACGCTTGGTTCGCGGCTTCAAAGCCTTTATTTTGTCGATAGTTAGCGGCATGTCT